CATTAGCTTGAGCAGGGTTCATCAGTATTGTATCAGGGTTAGGTAGCTTACGATGTATCTTAAGAAACCCAACGAACTCTGCTGCAGCACCTTCACCAACTGCACCTTTGAAGCACTCAAACTCTGCATCAGCAGGTACTTTACCGATCACACTAGCAACACCCTCAACCCAAGCACGAGGTGATGGATTGATATCCCTCTCTGGTTTGAAGTCATGTAGTAGTTCTGCTCTGAACCTAGTGAATGATATAACCTCTGGTGCTACATCATTCTCAATACACCATGCTGAGAAGTCATCAAGGTGTGTCTCCAATTCAATAACAGTTTCTCTACCACGTACATGGGATAGTATTCTGTTAGCACCTGCTCTGTCTGACTGTCTGTTACCAGTAGATACAACGTGCCAACCATCTTTAAGTGGTACACCATGTAGTGTCCTAGCTTGCATGATGTTAGCTAGTACTTTCTGTATATCAGCAGGTGCTTGGTTACGATCGTCAAAGCAGAGTATACCTTGCTCTGGTATATCTGATCTGTTCTTAGCAGGAAACCAGTCTGGTAGTTTGTATCCAAACTTAGTACCCTCAGTACCCATGTCTGGTACACCAAAGTCTTCGACCAACATGGTAGGCATATGTTTCTCAATGTATCCAACCTTGAGATCCATAGCAACTTGTTGCACAATGGTAGTCTTACCCCCACCAGGAGCACCCTCAATACAGATAGGTCTCTTGATTGGAAATAAATCCTTGATAGTTTCTTTCAGTAGTGTAGCTCGCATTATGTTCTCCCTTCTATAAGTTTATATCTGCGATGGTCAATGCCATAAGAGACAACTTGATTGCCCCTTCTGTTTCTTTTAGCAACCATTTTGTTTGAGTAATAGATGATGTTGCCCTTCTCATCTGTTACTGGTACTCCACCCTGCTTATGCTTAAGCATGAAGAGTTTCAACGTAGGTTTAGTCATTGGTTATTCCCTCCCATATCTGACTTATTGTTAAACAACTATTCATCTCTGTCCACTGTGTTTGATCCCATGTCTCACACCCAAGGATCATGTTAACTAAGATGAACGCTATGAGAATACCAACAACAGATGCTGTTAGTATCCCCCCAAGTATCGAGAGCCAACTCATTTGGTTAACCCCCCCTTGGTATTTATGCCAATCAAATCACGAGGATTAGAAACAACAACGTAATTAGATTTGTGCATAGGAACAACTGTATGCTTGACTGAACGAGCTTGCTTATCGCCACAATCTAAGCATGTTACATAGCCAATATCATGTCGTTTGATTGGTACTTGTTTGATACAATATACACACTGCATAAATAAATCCTTTCTAATAAATAAATAATGGGGAGCATTACACTCCCCATTAAGATTAACATTACAATACAACTGTCTTATTGCCTTCAGAAGTCTTGGTTTCATCATGCTTAAGCAATGCCATGTAAGCACTCCATCTACCAGCAAATAGCTTGGGAGTATACTGAGACATGTCAAGAGTTGATAACTCATCAAGAGTGAAGCCACCCTTACGACCTTTCTCAAGGTCTGGACAGAACACCTTGACAGGTACATTGAATCTCTTTGCACCTTCCAACATCAAGTTGTAACAGTCACTTGCATTCTCAGCATTGAAGGTTTGTCCTTCACCACTGTACTGTTCATTCTTATCATCACGAACATCCATGACTTTAGCAAGAGGCTTTCTGATAACCTCAACTGAACCAGAATAAATACTTGTTGCCATAATAATATCTCCTATAAAAAATGATTAAACAACACACTTAACAAGACCACCTCGCCAAGCCCCACGAAATTCGCAGATTTCGAGCCGAGTGTCAAGTTGCCGAAATTTGTTTTGAAATTTTAGAAAAGAATCTATCGCAACAAACAATAGATCGTTTGATAGATCGTATAATACACAACAATTTCAATACTTTAATGGCGAACAATCTAAAAAATCTATTGATCTACTATGTAATGTTAGCTACGGCAAAGCATATATGTAGCAATATGGCTACTATTATAGGCGATATGTATAAAATATGTAGATTATTTAGATTAATTAGATTAAAACGACACAATATATGGTACTAATGCGTTGATATTGCACACATTATGGTACAATCAGTGTCAACTTTCATGATCTAAATGCATACAAACTGTGTAAAGTTACCATATAGATCGTAGATTGTAAAGTTATCCCCCCCATATTGACCACACATAGGCATGCAAGGACCCCCCGAGCCATGGTAAATCTTTAAACAAATAAAAAAGAAAAAAAGAAAAGGGCCGAAGCCCTAATCTTTATGTTGTTTCTTGATATTGATACAGTTCGAAGTAGTCTGTATCCTTATATCTTCTAAACTTAGCGTACCATGGTAGTGTATCTATACCAGCACCTGGTTGTTTGTAATGTTTCAGTGCATATTTTAGATCGCCAAGTTTAAGTTTATCTGCACTAAACATATATCTCCAGCGTCTATCGGTAAGCATTATAGTACCGTTAGAATACTTTACAGTATAACCATACTGCATGAAGAGTTCGAGTTGTTGCCCGTTCATATTGTTTCTCCTTTCTAAGAGATGTAGAGGCTAGGTGTTACCCTAGCCTCCAGGTTGTTACTTACGTATGATAAGTAAGGCAGTTGTGATGCCTCGCTTCTTATCAAGCCTAGCTTGTTGACGCTTCACGTATGGATACGATGGCGTCTCGCCAGTTCGATGGTAAGTTTTGAAGCCATCTGCACTTACTTTCAGAGCGTAAGTAGTTCTCTCGAGTGTTTTCCTCGCCATACTACGCTCCATTGCTAAATGGATTGCTACGACTAGATCGAGGAGTATACGTATCCTCGGAAGCCTTCTTGATGTTAAGCTTAGGTGCTCCAAATCTTGCTACTGTTACGTAGAAGACTGCGTCATCACCAAGTTTCTTAACAACTTGCCTCAACATATCCATGTTAAGGCTATCCAGCTTGCCCTCGTCTTTCAGTCTATTGCTGAAGTTACCAGCAATGATGTTGAAAGAGTAAGGATCTAACCTATGCCCATCAGCACCGTTAGTGAGAACATCATTGACTAAAGCCATTGTATCCTCAGGTAAGTTGTAGCCATCTACTCCAGGCTTACGATCTTTCGTAAGAATGTAACGTAAATAAGCTTTCTTTCCAGAACCGTGCTCCTGGACGTGCAGTCTAGCGTGACCAACGAATTTTGAATTAGACATAGCTAATTCTCCTTTCTGTTAGGTAACACTCAGCCATAACGCTGAGCGTTACGGGTTAATGCCGTTTTTCAACGACAACTTCACTATGCAAAATAATTGACACAATGTAAAGTTCCTAGGCTGAGCAACGATTACAGACGATTGGCAAAACATAACGCAATATTTGGTGTTAGTGTGTCGCATAGGGGGGGCACATGGATTGTAAAATTTCTGCCCCTTATATATAGGTAAGCCTCACAAAGCACGAGCCATTTTTTAGGAAGTGTAAAGTTACAAAGGTTCTTGACATAATTTTATATTACACATAGGATCAACCACATGGACACGTTACCACTTAAACATACTAAATGGTCGAACCGACTAGCCTTTGATGTAGCACTTATGCTAGAGGGTAGTGGTGAAACTTTGGATGAAGTTAAGAATCGTCATAACGTTACACCTGATGATATACTTATCTTCAACAAAGATCCTGTGTTTCTCAAGCAGGTCAACTCTTATAGGGATGACATTAAAGAGAAGGGCATGACGTTCAAGCTTAAGGCCCGAGCACAGGCGGAAGAACTACTGACAACTAGTTGGACATTGATACATTCTCCAGAAGTATCACCTGCAGTTAAAGCAGACTTGATAAAGTCTACTGTTAAGTGGGGCGGGTTGGAACCTAAAAATGATACAGCCGTGGAGGGGCAGAGTGGCGGAGTTAAAATTACAATTAACCTCGGAGGCCAG